GAGGCACCTGTAGTCCCCTCTACTGCCCTCAAAACTCTAATTCTAGAGGATAGGGCATCTACGTTTAATACTTTAATTTTTTCTGTTCCAATGCTGAGAATATCATTTTCTCTAATACTTGGATATCCCAAATTACCATTAACTTTAAAATAAGTAACAATGCCAGTTACACCATCAGTTCCTATGGCTACTCCAGTACTACCTACTCCTGCCACTGTCAATCGATTAGTTTGAATTCCTGCAATATAACTTCCTTCAATTTTAGATGATGTTGTAGATAATCCAGAAATTGAAATAGAATCTAAATTTATAAAATTATGGGGATTGTCGGCAAATATTAAATATTCACCTCTTTCATCTCCAGGATAAAATTCAACATTTTCAACAATACTTGATGCAACACTAATATTAGTTACAGGTCTTCCTTTTACTCTACTTACCTTTGCAGATACATGATTTCCTTGTGTTCCATTATTATTAAACACCAATTCTTCATTAACTCTATATCCACTACCACCAGTTACTATACCAACACTTAAAATTTTTCCTGGTGTAACTGCTGCAACTTTTGCTGTTTGATTAAATTTATTTGGTATAAACAAATAAGGATATTCCAAATCTTCTTCAATTAAGTTGAGTGGTTGAGTATTTCTTCTCCATCCATTATTTTCAAGATCATAACTATCTTGATTTGAATCCAATTTAAAATTAAATTCATTGGTGATAGATTGATAATTTTGACCTATAATGTATGGGAATACTGGTTCTCTATATTTTTCAAAAACTCCTGAAGTTGAAGATGACTTGTCATTAATAGTCATGAAATATGCATATGTACCCTTTGGATAATCCGGAGTTACACAGAATCTTCCATTATTAACATCAAGTATAGTATCATCAGAAACTTCATTGTGAGTATAATCTTCTACAAAAAATCCTTCAGGGAAAACAGAAGTCGATGGTCTACCATCCTTTAAATCAAGACCATATCCAGATTTCATCTGTGATACTATACCACCATTTTTTGTTTTATATCCATATGGACCGTAAATTGGATTTCCATCATATGCAAATCCAAGAATTGGTGAGTGTTGGTCTGAAGGTTCTTCTATACCATCAACTGTTTTTAAGTCAAAATCGTTGTAGAGTTTCTTTCCTTCTAAGTCAATAGAATAAACCGTTTCTCTTAAAATTCTTGGAGCATATAAATGAGAATATTGCAATCCATAATTGCCATCAGATATGATTCCATCATCTTCAGAAAAAGATGAAAAATATTTTTGATAGAGGTTCACTCTCCAGGATTTGATATTTGCTTTAAACTCAGGTAATATTTGAGTAGATCCTGTAGGAACTACATCAATTGTTGTAGTTTCTTGAGAATATCCGCCACCAGGTTCTATCACGTTAATAGATTTTATACTACCATTTTCTAATACTGGAGTAAGAACAGCACCTATGCCACCACCAGTAATATTAAGATCAGGATTTGAAAAATATTTACTACCAGAATTTAAAATTATAACTTGAACAATTTTTCCATTACTTACAACAGGTTGAAGTTGTGCATCAATACCTGAATCTAAAGTTATTTGTGGTTGATAATCTAGATTGATAATTTCAGAAGATCCATATCCAACACCATTATTTTCAAGATGAACTGAAGTTATTTGTCCTCTAACAATTGGTTGAACTGAAGCTTCAAATGTTTCTAACCCTATAGAAGATATTCCAACTTTTCCAACCAGACTTACTGATATATCTGGATAATTGAATATATGAGTTCCAACTCCCACTGATGTTATATCAACATATTGTTTTGTTCTATAATAAAACTCTTTATCAGATTCTGATCCAACTTGAGAAAGATTGAATGAATTATCACCTACTTTAGTTACATAATATTCTGTATTTGTGGAAAGTCCAGAAGCTATGGTTCCGACATGAGTATATTTTACCGTCTCTCCAGACTTATAGTCATGATTTGAAATTTTAATTGAATTTGAAATTGTGCTAATTCCAGACTCCGCAGATGCTGTTCTTTTTTTATTTTCATATCCAGATCCACCATTAACAATATTAATGGAATTGACAACTAATTTTTTGCTTACAGATTCTAAAAAATGTCTACCAATACCGTAAGATGTTAAAAATACGGTATTAATTCCAGATATAGCATCTCCCTGCGTTTTATGTAACCTAACAGTCGTATTATCAATAGTAGAAACGAAATATGCAGAATTTGTAACTATCCCAGCAATCCCACTTTGATCAGATGTTTTATAAATTACTTGCTCTGCATTTCTAAATTTATGATATGTAGAGAATCCAATTCTAGATTGAGTTGATGTTGTACCAATAACAACTCGATTTGATGATACATCAGCAAAGAAATCTGCAGTATGAGTAATAGACTTCATATTAATCTGGCCAGTTGCACCAGATCCATTCCCACCAACAATTTTTAAAGTTGGAGTTGTTTCATAATCAAATCCGGGATCAATAATTCTAATCTCTTCAAAAGATCCAGAAACTGCAGCATATCCAGTTGCCCCAGTCCCTACAGAATCTTTAATTATTAAATCCGGAGTATTTACTACATCAATATTTTCTCCTGGAGCAATAATTTCAATATCTTCAATCTTTCCATATCTAACAACATCCTTTGATTTATAATTTAAAACTTCTACACCATTAACCAGAATACCAGTAAAACCTGGATTAGTTTTATTAATAGATCCATCATTAATCGGATCTGAAATTTTTCTAAGTAATTTTTGAGAATTTAATACTTTTTCATTGAACTCATATGGTTTAATCGAACTAGAAGATACTGTAGTCTCTTCGGAAAGAGATACAAAATTTGAATTGAGTATATCATTTCTACTCTTTGCAAATTTTATAGTAAATCCATCAATTCTTTTGATAAAATATAATCCATCAGCAAAAAGTCCAACTCCTCTTACTTCTCTTGTGGAGGAATTTCCAGAATCATCAATGTAATTTTCATTAATAACTTCTGCAGAATAGTAGATAGAATCTCCAGTATAAAATCCATGTTCTTTTCCTGGGGTAATCTCAAACTCATCTCCACTAAAAGTCCCAGAAAAAATAACTTCTCTAGTAGATGACTCTAGTGGTTGAGAATTATAATATGGAATAGATGAAGAAGCAATTAAATAATCACTACCATTTTTATATACATTACTAACATCAGTTGAATATGATGCAATGTCGGTAAAAATATTAGATGCAGCTTTTTGTAGTTTTCTTTGAATTTTGTAAATTAAATTTAAATCAAGATATCCTTGACCCTTTACAATAAAGGATTTTTCTGATGTAATATCAATTATATTGGTTAGTTTTTTACTACCATCATTTAAAATAAATTCAAAAGAATCTCCAAGTCTAATGTTAGGTGCAACATTTAAAGTTACTTTATATGTGTAATTAGAAGAATCTAATTCTTCTAATTTAAATACCTTGTATACTGGAGATAGATTATAAAACCACTTATTAGTATTTTTGCTATTTTCTGAGAATCCAAGGGAACTGATATTAATTGTTCCATTTTTAACTAAATCAGATGTATTTGTAGGTAATTCTATTGATCTTAAAACAGAATTAACTCTAACTTTAATAATTTCATTTTGATCCAAATTAGATCTGCCATAAGCAAAAGTATTGACTCCTACAGTAGATGCATCAGATATGTTTCCCGTTACATTTGTAATTCCAAAAAATTGAGTTAAAGATTTTGATGTATATGACACTACTCCTGTAGTAGTATCATTGTAATTGACATACAATTCTCCTGTAGAACCAAATCCAACAGTAGAATCTACATCAATTGATGTTGAATTAGAAGAAACATCTCCAATAACTCTTGTAGAGGGTTCTACTGAAAAGGCACCATATAAAGACCCATCAACATTAATATCTCTATTATACCCACCATCAAAACTAATTTTATAAAAAGTTTTTCCATATCCAACTGATATTTCTTCAACATCAGTTATTGGAGCATATGCGTTTTGTATTTCACTACCAAACTCATATTCACTTTGATATAAAGTAGCATTTTCTAAATTTACAGGATTTCCTTCAATTGCCTCTACAACTAAGTCTTTTGTAATTCTATACTGTGCATCTGATGGTTCGATTAAAAAATCACTAGGTCTTATAATTTTTACATCTTCATTATATAAAGCTTTAAATAAAATTTCAAAAGATGTATCTGTACCTTTACTCAAATAAAAGTCTTTTGACTGCTTTAGAAAAATATTTTGATTTAATCCCGAAGTTAATGTTCTTTCTTCAAATCCAGGTGCTAATTGATATTTTGTTTTTAATAAAAACTCTTTTAAAAATAAACAACTTAAATTTTTAATGACAGATTGGTTCTTATGGTCTTCAGATTCAGTTTCTTTAAATACTACTTCTTCTTTATTCAACTCACTTTTATATGAAGTAATTCCAACAAATCCTCTGATACATCCAGTAAAAGAAAACTCAGTTTTTCCAGTATATGTAATTACCTCATCATCTATCTGTAAAAGACCATAAGAATCTGGAAAACCATCAGTTCCATATGGAGATGCTGCAACATCAACATTTATAGTTTCTGCATCAAACTCAATATCGCCATTCAACACTACAGATTCATTTAAATTTGTAGTTTCATCTAATTTAATATATTTGTCAATATTTTGAATCAGGTCAACCGGTCCACCTTGATACTCTTGTCCAAGATAATACTGTTTTAAAAATTGCGATATAAGAGGATAATCTTCCTGCACATAAGTAGGAAGTTGGTTAGATACGATAGTATTAAACTGAACTCTAGTTTCTGACATGTTATGATTTTATCTTCTTAGTATGAGATTGAACCTGATGTGGATGATCCAGCTGTGGATGTTGATGTTGTTGCTTGTTGAGTAGTTACATTAGAAGTAGAAGCAGAAGAACCTCCAGTTCCATTTCCAGTTACAATATTTGTATCTGGACCTCCAGAACGAACTAAATTGCCGTTTGAGTAACTAGAGGATACGATATAACTGGATGCAGATGGATCTAATCCAGATGCTATATCATCAACAACAGTTTCAAAATTACTGTTACTTATATCTAGTTGCAAATAAAGATCCTGTAATCCAACAACATCATTTGAAGTTGGAGTTGATTCAATTTCAATAATTGGTTGTCCATCTTTAGTTTTTCCAGCTAAAACATTTACTGGATTTAAAGTAACAGTACCACTTACATAATTAATTCTTCCAACATTACGTCTCACAATAGTTGGTGATTGTGATCCTGCTGATGGTAATGTAAACAAGAACAAAGATCCTGTCACTCTATTTGTATCAGGTATATCTGCTAGGTATACATTAGATTGAACTCCAGCAATTCTAAATGCAGAAGTTTTGATGTTATACCCATTCATATTTTTAATATGGAAGGAATTTCCAAAAGAAATTTGATATTCTGCAAAAGTGTCTAAAACAACTCTCAAATCTCTTCTCATCGCCACAGTTGTGATATTTGAAGTCACTGATTCATGACTATCATCAACAGTTTTTAAGAATTTACTATACTTAAACCTTGCACCATATTTGTTTAACTCAGTTGACTCAGAATACTTTGTCGTATTGTTTTGAACAATTGTAGAGACATATGCGGAGGAAGGTGCAAGATTTGTATTATAGTAAATTTTTGTATTTACTTCTAGATACAAATATTTTAGATCTAAAATTTCCGGTACAATACCTGCAACAGCATATTTTTTTAATTTTATTTTTATATTCTCTTTAATCAGATTTGGAATAAAATCTCCAAATCTTGGTTTAATACTAATGAATACTTTACCATATTGTGGTGGAACTAATTCTTCTCCACCAAAAACTGATATTGATTCAGTTTCAGGATAAATTTTTGCTGGAATTAAAGTTTCATAATCATTTGCAGTTAGTGCTCTATTCTGAGATGCATAAATTCTTGGCGCAAACTTTTTAATTGATTCTACACCTTCAATAGATTCACCTCCAGATGCAGATATTCCTGTAGTTAGTAGTGAAATGCCAGCAGTTACTGTATATTCTTGGGAATTTCTTGTATAAACTAATCTACCAGCAAAAGTGAATTGATTTACTCCATTTGCTGAATCACCATTAGATGTAATGTAATCTACAGTAATAAAGTTATTATCATCAAGTTTGTTTCCAAAGATACCATCACCAAAAAATACTTGATATCTTTCATCCTCAACTTCTTGAAGGTAATATACTTTAGAATCAGATTTGATATCAAATAGACTATCTTGACGACTATATTTTACATTTATAGTTGATTGCTCATTTGGTTTGATACTAACAGAAATTAAATCAGTATCAATTCCAGGATTTTGTAAGATAAACTTTTGATTTGGTGTTCTTGCACTATTTGTGAAATTAGAAGTTAATAAACTTCCCTCATAGATGAAAATATTATTAAATGATGCAATACCATCAATAACAGGAACTGTTATATCAGACAATATACAAAAAGTATATGATTGTCTTCCAAAAGAACCTTGACTCGTAGCTACAATTCCTTTCTTAAGAGTAATTGTACTAGGTACAGGTGTTATATTTGTTGTATCAATAAAGAAACTTACAGTTGATGTTGCTGATTTTCTTGATTTGGGAAGATATCCAATATTTCTTGCAAGTGAAACAACATTCTCTCTTAATGTTGCACTATCAATAAACACTTCATTTGCGACCATATTCGCATTATATGAAGTGATATAGGTGTTATATGCCAATACATCAAGAATTGTTGAAAGGTTAGACCCTTCAAAATCATAATCAGTGAAATTGGAGTTTTCCTTTAGATATTCTCTAAGTGTTGTTTTAACCTGACCAAAGTCTAGGTTTGTGAAATTAGCTAGTGGCATTTTTACCTAGTTTGTTGCAAAACAAATTGTAATTCTTGTGGTGGTATATCAGCTCCAATAATTTCATATGTTAGAACAACATCAAAACTATTATTGTCAAAATCAGGAGAAGTTATAACTTTAATTAATTCAACTCTTGGTTCAAAGTTTTCAATTGATTCAGTAATCTGATCTTTAATGACTAGTGCTGATAATTCATCAATATTGTCGAAAAGTGATCTATTGATATTAGATCCAAACGATTCATTAAAAAATTTCTCGCCAGGAATTGTAAATACAATATTTCGTATAGAACGAGCAATTGCATTTTCATTTTTAAGTGCAATAAGATCACTTGTCAGAGGGTTACTCTGAAAAGTCATACTAATATCCTTAAAACCCTGACTTACCCTTTCTAAAGGCACAAGAATGCTGCGATTATATCTTATTTATTAAGGTATGAGATCAAAACTCATTGAGTGTCATTGGTTCAGTTTCTGATATGATTTCATCAATCTCAAAAAGTTCAGTTTCCTTCAGTGAATCTCTCTTTTTAGGTGTTTGGTTGTCATTTGCAATCTCACGAAGCATCTTTTGATGCTGATTATTAGCTAAATTATCTAAAAAATCATGATTTGTCATCATTTTTCTCCGTTTCTGGTGAATTTTCTCTTTCTTTTGCTGTTTTCCAAAAATATTCGTCCTCACGACCCATTCCAAGTCTCTCAAAACCATTTTCAACTTGGTAATATTGAGTCGAAACCTTAAAATCAGGCATCTTTGGTTCAACAGGTGTTAAACTATTATCAAAAATACGCATTCTATTATTTGGATACAGTGCATACTGACCATTATCTAGTTCGATTAGATTATGTGACTTATGTTCAGCTGGATTCTCACTTGTTGCATAATCAATTACATCAGGATCTTGATGATAGTTATCTAATGTACAAACATATGTACCTTTCTGTATACCAAAGTCTCTTGTATACAATTCATAGTCCATACTACCAATAAATTGCTTACATGTTGCAACAACACCATAATCCATACAGTTCCAGAACTGTAGGTTAGGAAGGTCCATATCGGGGTCTGGGACCTCTGGAGACGAGAGGAACGCGCTAATAGGTAGTTTGTCATACATTGCCGCATATTCAGGTAAATACGTCTCAAAATAAAAAGTGCGCCCAGGCATCGATTTACACGATACCCAAACGCCTTTTACAAATTCACCATGACCACTTTGATGATCAGTTAGATATTCTTTACGAACCCATACTTCCACTGCAGGAAGATTACATATAAGTGCCGCCATAATGTATTCATATAACTACACTATTTACCTTGACCACGATACCGTTTCTTTGCTCCATTACGAGACGATGCGGCGTACTTAGTGTGCTTACCATTTCCTTGGCGAGTTTTTTTAGGATGAGCCTCAATAAACACTCCACCAGATAATGATTTACTTCTGACTGCCATAATACCTCCTTAAATTACACGCATCTTTTCATGACCCACACGAATACGTGGATCACACCAAATATCATATCCCATCTCTTTAGCATCTAAACAGAATGAGACATCCTCACCACACATGTCCTGAACACTCCCACTCTCAAAGACTTGCATCTTAGGTGCAAACCATGGGTATTCCATTTCCTCAAAAACTCCCTTCTTAATTAAGACCCATCCAAATCCTGTATAATCAACAGTAAATGGTTTGCGACGTTTTGAGATTGATTCGACAGTTTCGTGATTCATTACTCCACCATTAGTACGAAACTCTTCCTCTTCTAACCAATGTGCGACTGATGTTGTGACACCATCTTCAGTTGCATACCACCCTGCAGTAATACCTCTCTCGTCACCCTCTGCTGGAACACTTAAGTCACACAACTGCCAAAACTTGTTTGTATCAAATACAATATCACTATCAATCCATAACTGATAATCATACTCTAACTTTCCATCCCATGGAATTTGCTTCGGTCCTCGTAATACATTCGCACCTAAACACTTACATCGTGCAAAGTTTACCATTGAACTATAATCTTGACTGATCTGAATACTCATTCCATTCTGTACCATATCAAAGCACAGTT